GGCTCTGGCTCAGGGGCAGGATCCGGAATTACTTCGGGTTCTGGAGCTGGTGGTTCAGGCTCTGGAGCAGGTGGTTCGGGTAACGGCTCAGGAGATGGAGCAGGTTCGGGAGCAGGTACTGGAACTGGCTCTGGAAGTGGGGCTGGTTGAGGATGAGGATCTGGAAGAGGAGTTGGAGTCGGCTCCGGTGCTGGCGTTGGTACCGGATCTGGTACAGGTTGAGGAGTCGGTTGAGGTTCTGGAACCGGGGCAGGTGTAGGTTCTGGTGGCCTTACAGGATCTGGCGTAGGCGTAGGAACCGGAGTAGGCTCAGGTGTAGGAACAGGTACAGGTGTAGGTTCTACAGGGGTTGTAACAGTTGAAGTATCGGGAGGAATAGATGTTTGCGGACTTGGGGTATTGGTCGATTCTGGGGTTGATATTGGGGATGGTTGTGGGGATGCTGTACTCGTACTTGTTTCTGAAGGAGTAGGCGATGGATCAACAGATGGCTGTGGTGTTGGCTCTGGTGTTTGGCTTTGTGTCGGGCTTGGTTGTGGGCTGGGTTCAGGGGTCGGCTCCACAGAAGGCGAGGCTACAGGCGTTGGAGTGGGAGTTGGCTCAGTCGCAGGAACATTTGGTGGAGCTGAAGTCTCAGTTGGAGTCGGTGTTGGACTCGGAGATGGAGAAGCTTCCGGAGTCGGAGCAGGTGTAGGAGTTACCCCATTGTAATAACGAAGTGGGCCATCAGGAACTGTTGTAGATACAAAGATTGGATAGCCACCGGAGAATCCACCGGTGCAGAAAAGGGCAGCAATATCACCTTTACCTTGAAAGAATGTTTGTGAATTATCCCAACTAACATTTGCAGTTCGTTGAGTGCCATCATCTTTAGCACAAGTGATTGTTGCTGGCCCTGTCTGCTCTGCATGAGATGCAGGTATAAACCAAATCGATGTTCCGAAAGTTAAAAAGAATACTGCTAGTAGGTTTCTAACTCTTTTCTTATCCATATTTGTGAACCTGTTCCTATTAAAGTTAAGTGGTCTTTCATTAAGATAATGAATAGATCGATAGCAGCTTGTGGCCGCATATTGATTGGGGCATCTAGCTCCCATAGATAATCATCGAATGCCATAATCCCACCGGGCTTAAGTGCTTTCCACGCTAGGCTGGCATCTATAAATACTGCTTGTGCTGTGTGATCTCCATCGATGTATATGAAATCGTAAATCTCTTTATCATCGGTGGTAGCAAGGAACTTATGGCTTTCCATCTTGCATTTAATTACATTAGAAAATTCTTTTAACTTCTCATCGTAGACTCTCTCAACATCTGAGAAGTCCATCTCATGGTGGATCTCTTCATCAGATCCCTGCCAAGTATCAACATCCGTAAGGATGGAACTCTTGTCAGTAAGTATGTTCTGCATCAGCCATAGGCTGGCATCACCGGTATAGACACCTATCTGTAGGAAGTGAAGGTTTGGCTTACCCTTAAACTCTTCTAAGTATTCGGCAAAGTAACCTTTGGCCGCAATGTTAAACCAGTTAGGGTAGTTACTTTCGCTTGGCTGTGACGATGTCATAGATTAAGTCTACCTTTATTTGCAGGGAATTGACCTGATCCTTGAGGCTTGAGCCACCATTGGTTTTAAGTTCTTGTAGATAGTGGATAACCATCCATCGAATACCAGCAGCAAAGCCACCAATAATTGCAAGGATGGATACTGTAAATGCTGCCCAGTCCATAGCCGACATCAGACTACCGTTCTCATAGTAATGGTAATGATTCCACCAAAGTTCTCATTGTTTCCAGATGGTGGGGTCATTCTAGTAAAGGCAATCTCTTCGATAACAGCATCGAAGTTTTCACCGGATGTAAAGTCTTGAACGAGAACTGTTGCACCAGTTGATTCAACAGTCTCTAAAGCTGATAGGCGAAACTTGGCTCCACCTAAAGTTCCGTAACGAGTGTTACGGCGGTCTGATTCAAAGTCATAACACATCAATGGCAACTGGATTAGACGAGATCGAGTAGGGCTAGGGATAGCCTTAATGGCATAGCCATTCATAACTGCACCCTTGGTAGCATCACTTACATTTCGATACAAGGTAAAGGCTAACTGTCCATTGACTTGAGTGGATGCATAAGCAGCAGATAGATCGAAGTCTGTATTGTATGCATTACCGGTAGTCAAGGTTGAAATCTGAGTACGGCCTTCATTGGCATCTGCATAGATTTCAATGTTTCCGTTGAGTGTTCCGGTTTCAACACGGACACGCTTCCATGACTTCTTCTCTAGAGTTCCCCAGTTAACGATTGCTGTCTGAACTGTTCCTTCTGGAACAAGATTGGTTGCGTGTTGCAACCATGTTCCACTTGAATGGACAGAGAAGAATAACTGTGCTGATGTAGGGAAGAATCCTAAAGCATCTACTGATCCTGTAGTTCCTGTTGCAACGATGTCTGTGGCATATGGATAAGTTCCATCATCGAGTAGTTGCCCAAGGTAGATACGATAGATACCAGAGGCACCACCGATACCAGCCTTAACACCTGCATAGATGTAAGAGTCTCTAGCTGCAAAGCCAAGTATTGGATTTGTTGTATTAAAAATCAATGGGCCATAGACGATAGTTGCATCATCTGCAATGGCTGCAATACGGACACCACGAGAGGTTCCGATAGCAAGATAGGTTCCAAGGTACCCAAAGAGTGATCGAACCGTCTCGCCTCGAGGGATGTCTGCTACTGATACGGCAGCACCCAAGGCACCAGATGAGTCAGGAGAAATCTTAAAGATTGCAGACTTATCTCCAGCATAACCAGATACATAGATAGCACCACGACCTTCAGCAATATCAGACCAGATCCAGCCGATAGGTACGGTAGTTGTATTGGCTACTGGAGTAATAGTTGAAAGGTTGGTATGTCCACCACCATGTCCGGTAAAAGGAAGTTCATATACTGCTGCTACTGGTGTAGTGCCAGTTACATAACTAACACCAGCCATTATGCGGTTCTTTACATACTGTAAGACAACGCTTGTAGCGTTGGCAGTATTGATGTGATAGTGAGCATGAAGTGTTGGACTTGCGGCAGTTAGATCGTAATCATAAATGTATGTAGCGGTGGCAAGATAGAGTGTAGTTCCATCTGTCTCTGCCGCTAGGATTTCATCAGCTAAAGCAGATCCAAGGATAAGTGAAGTAGATGTTCCGCTTGCTGTAACTCTGGCAACACGGATATTAGATCCACTTGCTGCTGCACAATCAATGTGCAATACATAATCAACACCACTAATGGTGGCAGGCAAAGAGATTACTCTTCCAGATGAGTTAGTTGCTGCTGGAAAAAGCTTTGTTGTATCTTTAAGTAAAGAGATCTGGCCCGGAGTCCATGGGTCGATGCCCTGTCCTGTAAAGTAACGGAAGCGTAGTTGTTCTGCGTTACCTTCAAGTGCTTCCTGAAACTGGATACCTTCACCAAGGTGAAAAGATGTTTGAGATCGAACCCATAGACCTGAGTCAAGAGTCTGCTCACCCGGTTCACGAGCTTGGTCAACACGCTCATACTTCCATCGGGCAGTAGATCTACGATAAGGAGTTGTGTCATTGACATTTAGAAGGAATGGCAGACCACCAATAGCCACATCAAAGGCATAGGTGTTTGGATCGTAGTATTGAGAGCTTCGACCTGTGAGGTCGACAATGACTGTCTCCGTAATATCCGGGGATTTAGACTGCTTTAATACCACGCTGTCTCCTTATGGAAAATTAGTGAAAGTTCTTACTTATGACATTGGGCGAGGACACTTTCTAAACTGCCCCTGTTTCAAACTTAAAGAACGATTGTTGCTGCTTCTTCTTCGGTAAGTGGTGTGCCTGATACCAACTTGGCCTTAGCAGATTCTTTGAGAGCAGCAAATGCTGCTGCTGCATCATCTCTGGCTTGCTTTTCTGCTGCTGCTTGAGCAGCCATTTCTTCTCTAACAGCAACTTCTTCTGCTGTTAAAAATCTTTCTGTAATTTCGCCAGTTTCAACATTATGGATAATTTCTTTTAACTGTTCCATCGTTTCTCCTTATGAGTTTTTGATTCCGTATAATGAAAATTGTGAGTTTTCTACTATGTTTGGGCCGTTCATTGTAAATGTTAAACTAGTAATTGCTGCTGTATTGTTCCATCTATGTGCCATTGGAACAATTGAAGCGGCAGAATTATTTGTTAGGTTGGGTCTAACATTATCTGTCCATATTGCTTTTTGAGTGGCTGATGCATAGTTAGTAATATACATGCCACCAGCACAGTAAACATTAGTATTAAAATACTGCACTACTGCATTACTGGTAACATTTCCACCATAGGAGGCTGGAGAACCACTTGTTTGGCTTACATAAAATATAGAACGGTAGTCATAGCCAGAAGTAACGCCGTTAAAGGTTACACTAGCATCAGCCGATGCTGTAGCCATTACAGACCATACAAGTTTTAGATCTGTATATGTACTTGGTATGCTGTTAAATGTATATGCAGAAGTAGCAGATGGTATTGTTGTGCTGGCAATAAGTGTAAAAGTAGCTGGCATGATTAACCTCTCTTAATTCCGTATAGTGTAAACTGTGAACCAGTTTGAAAGTTAGCCGAAAAAAGAAGTAACTTAATAGAAGTTATGGGTGCAGTTCCTGTCCAATGACCAGCACACACATTTGCCTCAGTAGATGCTTGACCGTAAGTTGATACAGATGTCTTTGGGTAAGATGATTGAGAGTATTGATTTATGTTTAAAATAAAGCTTGTAGCCTGTGTTGTGCTTTCTCCGTTATATGTTGAACCTACTGGTATTTTGTCTCGGCTAGTAGATTTACCGCTTACTGTATTTACACCATAGCCCGGAGGTGCAGTTATATTGGAGTAAGCGTAACTGTTTCCAGTATCGCCATTAAATTGCATTTCGATTGTTTGACCAGAACTACAAGTAATGTTTGCTCCAATAAGAACTAAATCATCATAAGTTCCAGGAATACTTGTAAAGGTATAAGAGTTAGCGGCACTTGGAAATATGTAAGTTGCAATAGGAAAGTAAGCATCTGCTTCGGTTGTTGTGCCTGTCGGCGAAATTGTTATTGGCATTGTTACCCCTTAATTCCATATAGTGCAAAAACAGAGCCGGGTATAAAGTTAAAACCACCGTTAATAGTGCTAAATCTTATTGAGTTAATTGCTGCTGAATTATCCCAGACGGTTCCATAATAAAAAGAAGAACCATCGGTTTGGCTCATGGTTCCGCTTACAGATTGATAAGTTTTAAGTTTAGCAGTAGATGCATAATCTGGAATTGTTACTACTGTTGTGTTCCAAGCATTATCTCTAATAGAGCCAATGTCTGGTCTATCTAAAACAGATTGAACAAACGCTGTTCCATCTCCACCAAATGCATAGTATGCATAGTTTGAGTTTGTAGTATCTCCATTTAAATGCATAGCATAAGCATCGTTTCCACCACTATCTTTTCTTGCAAAAATACGAACCTCTAAATGTTTATAGGTTGCAGGTATGCTTGAAAATGTTACTGATGTTTGATTTGATGCAAGTTTTACAGAACCTAAAGATACATAGGATGTTGAGATGCTCGGTGCAACTAATGAACCAAACCCATAACCTTTAGCAGATTGCGTTGTAAGCAACGGCATGACTACCCCCTATTAAGCAAACTTAGTTTGTGATGCTAATACAGTAAATGTAGCAGATGCTGTCTTTATGATCGTGAATACATAGGCATCAATAGATGATGCGTTACCAGCAGCTACTGCTGTGCCACCCTGCCACTTTGGAGTTACTGCTGTTCCATCAATGTTAATAACATTTGGATAGTAAGCAGTTGCACCATTGGTATTTAGCCATACAAGAGTAAGTGTATCTCCTACAGGCAAAGCCGTGTTAAGAGATACGGAGCTGCTGTATCTAAAGTTAAGTGTGTGGTTGGCTGTTGCATTGGATGTGTAGTACCAGATCGATGCTGTACCAAATTCAAAGTTGATAGTTCCAGTTGCAGCAGAAGCCACAATGTTAATATCTTCTTCGATGCCTCTGATAGTTGTATCGGCAAGAGTTCCACCGGCTGCACGAGCCAGAGGAAATCCACCTGCTGTGGATCCATCGTGTACTACTACTGTGTCCTTATCAGTATCTACTGTCAATTCGCCCAGTAGTCCTGTAAAGGATGCGTGTTGTGCCGTAGTTCCTCTACGGCGTTGGAATGCGAATGGCATTAGATCGTTCCCCAATCTGCTAAGGAAGCCCAGTTAGCTGAAGTTCCATTGTTTGTTAAGAAGTAACCACTAACCCCACCGGAGATCGCTGGGATATAGCTTGCTGCTGCGGTTGCACTATTAGCCGCCGAGGTGGCTGAAGTAGCCGCAGAAGATGCGGATGTTGATGCAGATGTTGCTGATGTTGCAGCAGCACTCTGAGATGTAAGTGCCGATGAGGCACTTGTTGATGCACTTGATGCTGAAGTGGCAGCAGCAGTAGCCGATGTGGCTGCTGAGGTTGCCGAGGTTGCTGCATTTGTTGCAGATGTTGCTGCCGAGGTTGCACTTGTTGTGGCAGAAGTCTGAGATGTAAGAGCAGAGCTTGCAGAAGTCGAAGCACTAGAAGCACTTGTTGCTGCTGCCGTTGCACTTGTGGCAGCCGAAGATGCTGAAGTAGCAGCAGAGGTTGCACTTGTAGTTGCTGAGGTTGCAGATGTCAAAGCACTTGATGCTGATGTGCTTGCACTAGATGCTGAGGTTGCAGCCGAAGTAGCAGAAGTAGATGCCGATGAAGCTGATGTAGATGCAGCAGAGGCAGAACTTGCTGCTGATGCAGCAACTGTAGCAATGTTGATATAGGTAGTCGATGTTGTATCTGGATCTACAATAGATCCCATATCACGAACAAGACCTGCACCGGTTAAATCAATTACAGATGAGTAACTAGATGCTGCTGAACTTGCTGATGTAGCAGCAGATGAAGCACTTGTTGCTGCTGAAGTAGCGGATGTCAAGGCAGAGGATGCAGAAGTTGCAGCCGAGGTTGCTGAGGTTGAAGCACTTGTTGCTGAGGTTGCAGCAGCAGTTGCACTAGCAGCGGCTGATGTAGTCGATCCAAATAGTGTATCGATGTAAGACTTGTTAGCTGCATCTGTGGATGATGTCGGGGTAGCAAGAGATGTAATCTTGTTATTGCCCATAGACAAAGCACCGGTCATTGAGTCGCCAGCCTTGGCAACTTTGGTTCCGATTGATGTTGCTACTGTGGTAGCAAAGTTAGCATCATCACCAAGGGCATTAGCCAACTCATCAAGAGTATTCAAAGCTGCCGGAGCAGAAGCAACCACATTGGCTACTGCTGTATCTACATAATCTTTAGTAGCTGCATCTGTATTAGCAGATGGAGTTCCAAGACCTGTAATCTTGTAGGTTCCGGCAGCAAGATCAGAACCTAAAATTCCGCTTGTGATTGTCTTAGATGTAAGAGTAGATGCCACTCCATCAAGGGTTACTGTGCCTGTGGCATTAGGAAGAGTGATTGTTCGATCTGCTGTTGGGTCTGTAACTGTAAGTGTCGTTTCAAAACCATCGTCAGTTGCACCTTCAAATTGAATGCCACCTGTTGCAATAACTGCACCCGATAGAATCTTTGCTGAGAGAGTCTGTGAATCTGTTGTGCCAACCACATTGCCAGTTACTCCGTGGACACCTGCTGTTGTAGGTGTAGCAACAGATCCAATGTGAGCTGAGAACTCGTTAAAGTCCTGACCAGAAACCACATGGCGAACCGTAGCTCCTGCGGAGTGAGCCACATTTGTTGTGGAATCTGCACCACGAGTTACAGTAAGGGTAGTTCCACCACCAGATGCGGTAACGCTAATGAGTTCTTCTTTGTTGGTATCTGGATCGATAACCAAGGTGTAAGGGTAGTTGCTTGGAAAACCTGTTACTAGGTCAAGCGTGATTGATTGAACAGTACTATCGATACCTGTTGATAGCGATGCCTGTTTTGCTGTTGAGGCGTAGTATCTTTTCTGGGCCATTGGTTACCTCGTATAGTGGAGTCGGGGTGGATAAAGATCTCGAAGGCCAGCAGCTTCTTGCTGTAGTCGTTGCTGGTATAGACCAAGGTAGAATCGTGCAACGGAAGTTCCGCCACCGATTGGCTTGGATTGATCCATCATGTCTGCTTCTACTGTCTGGCTTGGAATTCGTGCAGCATCTGAACCAACGATAAGTCGAGCAATAGCTCCATAAACAATTACATCGATAGTAGAAGATGGCAGACCAGTTACTGTTTCGTAGATGTCATTCTCAGCAGAGAGAACTGATGGAGCCTTGGCATAGATAACCTGAACAGTTCTGCCCGGATCAATCATGTCAAAGATATTGATGGTCTTGCCATTGGCAAATACTGTTGTGTTGGCAGTCTTGTCTGTGTCATATCTACGGACATTGAGCCATTCCTTGGTTGAGCCAATAGTCTGCCATTTGACATTGAGGACATAGTCGGCAGTAGCTGGAAGTGAGTAGGCGGTAACGGCTGAGTTAAAGCTAAAGGTGTGTGTGCCTACCCCAAAGAGTTCTGGGTAGACAGCCTGAATTGTGTCGTTAATAGCCTGCTTGACCATGAATCGTGGGTATTGAGGTGCAATTACCACCTTGGTCTGGTTGGCCGCCGTAGAGGCTGTAGTGCCTCTAAAACCCCTACCCCAAGGGGCAAGGTAAACCTGCTTGGTTAGGTTGTCTGTCCGATCTACATACATCAGTTCAGAGCCAACCTCAATGATGCCACGACCCATCTGGGCAGTCTCATTGACTACGAAGTCTGTGGCTGTGGTTGATGCAATTCCACCAGATTGGTTAATCCAAGTAGCGGTTTCCTGTTGGGCCCCATAACTCTGGATCTGCCCAAGGACTCGTTCTATAAGTCCACTAAATGTTGTTGTCATTCACTCACCGCTCTCAGGGCTGCGGCAGCAGCCTTATCAGTAGTTCCGCCTAGTTGGTTGCAGACACCACGAAGGTCTTTGTAATTAGGCCGAGTATTGCCAGCCTTGACATTTAAGGCACCAACAACGCTTAACCCTGTGGTTCCAGCCCAAGTGTTTGCAGCCTTAGCTGCACCTACATATGACTGAATAGCAGGATAGGTGCCACCATTAGCGAGTCTATTAAGTTCTGCATGGAGTGTGCTTCCGTTGGTACCGAGTGCCATTACTTAGCCTTTCTCTTTGCTGCTGCGTTATCTACTAAATTTGGATATGGTCTTCCAGCCTTCTTAGCAGCAGCCTTAGCCTTTGCTTTCTGTGCCGGAGTCAATGGAGTAGATTTTTTATTAGGATTTTTCTTATCCCAGAATGCTGTTTTCTTTTTCACCATTTCACCTTGTCTGCCCAATAGGCTGCTGACATTTT